CGACGGGCGCAGTCGCTGGGCGCTCGGGAAGGCGATCACCTTTGCACCGGTAGTCTTCTTTTCATCCATCTCAGCCGACTCTCAATCGCGGTTGGTTGAAACCTTGTTTTTCGATCCGTGTATCTGCACAGATCGACTGCCTCGGAGGGTCTGAGTCACGCCAGAGCCAGGCGCTGCGCCCGGTGACGCCGGCGCCAGCACCACCTCTGCCTGCGCCTGCTGCAGCAGCGCATCGACAGACATGCCCAGCAGCGCGGCCACCTTGACGAGATACAGGACGTCGGCGGTTTGCTCGCCACCCTCAATGCGGTACTGGTGCGCCAGGCTCACTCCTGCTGCAGCCGCCAATTCGGCGGGCTTGAGTCCCTTTTGACCTGACGCAACACGAATCGCCGCGCCCAAGCGCCCGCGCAGCGCCTGATCTCCCTCTGAGAGTTCCTTTTTCTTCGGCATAAAAACCCCATAAAAAAATCAACTTTGAGAAAACTCCTTTGAACTTTCTCAAAGTTGAGAATAATCACGCCTACCAGCAATCAATAGCAGCGACACAAGGAGCGCGCCATGACCCCTACCAGCAACGAAATCAAGCACCGCCTGCGCCGCCAGGGCAAGACCCTGAAGGACTTCGCCCGCGAGAACGGCTTTCAGTACCGCACCGTCAGCGACGTGGTGCGCGGCCTGCGCCAGGGCAACTACGGCGAGGGCCGCGAGGTGCGCCTGAAGCTGGGCCTGCCCGTCAAGGACTAGTGTTTATTTTCACAGTGTTTCACATAAACGCAAGAGGAGATTTCACATGCAACTCACCCTGGCCGATACCCGAATCACCACCGTGCCCTTTCGCGCCGACCGCCTGCTGGTGGTCGAGCGCGAGGGCGAGCCCTTTGTGCCCATGCGCCCCATCGTCACCGCGATGGGCCTGGACTGGAAGAGCCAGCACGCCAAATTGACCGAAGGCCGGTTCCAGACCTGCGTGGTGGAAATCACCACGCAGCTCCCCGGCGATCCCCAGCGCCGCGCCGTCACCTGCCTGCCCCTGCGCAAGCTGGCCGGCTGGCTGATGACCATCAGCCCCAACAAGGTCAAGCCCGAGCTGCGCGAGACCGTCATGGCCTACCAGGCCGAATGCGACGACGTGCTGTGGCAGCACTGGAGCGGCCAGCACCGCAAGGCCGAGACCCAGGCCGAGAAGTACTGGTTCACCCGCCGCCCGCACTGGCGCGCCATTCGCTCCCTGGTGTTTGACGGCCTGACCTACGCCCAGGCGGGCCAGCGCCTGGGGCGCAGCGCGGGCAGCGTGGGCCGCTGCGTGCGCCGCATGGTGCAGGTGGGCCTGATCGACCCGGTGCAGTTCATTCGCCTGCGCTATCTGCCGCACACCGCCGAGCGGCTGGTGGCGGCCAACAAGCAGATGTGCCTGCAGTGGGGGGTGGCGCCATGAGTGCATTCAAACCCGGCGAGGTGGTCTGGAGCGAGCAAGACCAGGAGTACTACATGGCGCCCGCTGCCTGCGTGGTGTTCATGCTGTTGGAGGCCTATGCGCCCGACGCCAGCATCAGCGCAGAGCAGCACGCGCACAACCGCGCCTCGGTCAAGCGCGGCGTGCGCCTGGCTGTGGAGGCGGGCTTTCTCTCCAGCGCGCAGCTGATGGCCATGGTGATCAGCCAAAAGAGGAACGGCGCCGCGCTGCGCGCGCTGGTGGACGAAATGCTCCAGCACGTGACGGCCGAGCAGTTCCTGCAGTGCGTGATTGGGCGCGAGGAAGGGGGTGCGCAATGACCGCCGCCGCCCCCACCCGCCGCACCCGCCTGGTTGACCCCATGGCCGACCAGCAGCTCGTCGCCCTGCGCCTGCACCTGGAGCAGGTGGCCTACCACCACCACAACGTGGCGCAGTACGCCACGCCTGAACTGGAGTTTTGAGCATGAACAGCCCACAAGAAGCGCCCACCCTGGCCTGGGAACAACTGAAATGGCTGACCACGCGCCGCGCGAAAGGCGCTGCATGACACCGGAACAGCAAATGTTGCTGCGCCAGTACCACCAGTGCGCCCGCTGGCAACAGGACTACGTGCAACTCGTCGCCCACATCGGTGCAGGCCGAGAAGTGAACCAGCGCATGCGCAAAAAGCTGCGCCAGTTGGCCCGTCTTGTTGCCAAGGACTTCAAGAGACGCCAAGACACCGCAGTACGCCACGCCTGAACTGGAGTTTTGACCATGGACATCTTCGACCAGATCGCCACCGGCGTGCGCCCGCCGCCGCCGCCCAGCGCCCACACCACCACGGCCCAGCCCAGCCTGCAAGAGCAGCAGCTCAGCTACGCCCTGGCCAAGCAGGTGCCCGACATGGCGCGCGGATTCTCCATCCACACCAGCTATGGCGACATCACCATCCCGCCCGGCTGGATGGCCGAGCGCATCCAGCAGCATGTGCAGCGCGTGCTGCAGGTCGAGTTGATGGCCACGCCGGCGGAGGGCGCGGCATGACCCGCGCCACCGACTACACCAACGCCGCCCAGCAGCGCCTGCTGCAGCTCATCGACCTGCTGGCCGGGCACGAGCTGCAGGGCCTGCTGCCCGGCGAGATTGCCAAGGCCCTGGCCGTGGGCGCCAGCACCGTCACCCGCGACCTGGACAACCTGCGCAGCGCAGGCTGGGCCGAGCTCACCCCCAAGGGCGACCGCTGGCGGCTGACGCCCCACGTCATCCAGCACGGCCTGCGCTACAGCGCGGCGCTGCAAGCGGGCGCCCAAGCCTGGCGCGACCTGGAGCAGCGCTACGGCCACCCCGACCTTCACTACGCCCAAAAACCTTAACGACAACAGCCATGACCCGACACGAACTGACCGACGAACAAATCGAAGCCCGCATGCCAAAGAAGCCAGGCCGCCCCGCCACGCCCGCCGCCCAGCCCGTGGCCGTGGTGCTGCGTGGCGAGGAAAACGCGCAGGAAGTGGCCGCTGCCGATGCAATGGCTGCAACGCATGAAGCCATGGACGAAGTCTTGGCCGCCGGTATTGACCTGGGGCGGCTGGAGGCACTGACGTTTATTCAAACAGTTTCAGAGTCTGCGGCACTTGCCATCTACGAAAACGTAAAGAAATCAAAGGCTTGGCGCCTTCTGCGCAATCCACAGAGTTCAAACGGTTTGAATTTCTCAAGTTTGGATGAGTTCTGTCAGATCAAGCTGGGGCGTGGTTATGCCCGCATGCAGATGATTGCAGGCAACCAGCGCGTCATCGGCCAGGAAGCCTTCGAGCAAGCCGAGCGCCTTGGCCTGCACCAGCGCGACTACAACGCCATCAAGGCCCTGCCAGCGCCCGATCAGGAGCTGGTGCGCCGTGCCGTCGAAGAAGCGCAGAGCCGTGACGAAGTGCTTGACCTGTTGCAAGAACTGGCCGTGCGCCACGCCAAAGAAAAAGAAGCCCTCACCGCTGAGGTCGAAGAAACCAAGGCCACCCTGGAGGCCAAAGACCGCGTGCTGCAAAGCAACGCGCAAAAGATCAACGAACAGGCCCAGGCCCTGGAGCTGGCGCGCAGCGAAAAATTCACCCCGCGCCCCGGCAGCGTGGCGCGCACCAAGGCCGAAGACGTGCTGCTCAAAGAGGTGTTTGTGCAGTCCTTGCGCATCAACACCCGCATGCGGGCGCTGTTCCATGCAGCCGATGCCGCGCTCGCCGACAGCGCCCCCGAAGCCGTGCAGCAGGCCGCGCGCGCCAGCGTGCAGCACCTGGCCCAGCAGTTTGCCGACCTGGCGCAAGAGTTCGGCATTGCCATCGACCTGGACGAGCGCATTGAAGCGCCCTGGACGGCCGAAGACGAAGCCGCCCTGCAGGCCCTGGCCGCCAAGAACGCCGCCGAAGACAAAGCCGCCCACCGCCCCACCCGCTGATCGCCCCACCGCCCGCAGCCTTGCCGCCATGGAGACCCTTCGCATGGAAACCCTCATCACCGCCGCGCACGAATGCGCCGCCGCCGGGCATCGCGAGCGCGGCCCCATCATTGCCCGCGCCGCGCGCGTGCTCAACCTCTCGCCCCAGCGCACCCACGCCCTGGTGGCCAAAACCGCGCGCAGCCTGGGCCTGGCCGCACCGCGCAAAAAGCGCGCCGACGCGGGCGAAAGCGCCATCAGCGCCGCCGACCTGGACGCCATTGCCGGTGTGCGCCTCAAAGACCTGCGCAACGGCAAGCGCATGATCACCCTGGACGACACCATCGACATGCTGTACGCGGACGGCAAGATTTCTGCGCGCCTGTCCACCAGCCATGTGGGCAAGCTCTTGCGTCAGCGCGGGCTGGACCTGGACAGCCTCACCGCCCCCGCGCCCCACGTGTGCATGCGCACCGAGCACATCAATGCCGTGGTGCAGGTGGACGCCTCTACCTGCGTGCTCTACCACGCCCCCAACGGCGAGCTGCGCATCATCGAAGAGGGCGGCGTGCACTACAAGAACAAGCCGCACAACCTGGTGCCTGTGCTCGACAAGCTGCTCACCCGCTTTGTGGCAGTGGAGCACGCCAGCGGCTGCATTGCTGCGCGCTTCTACGTGGGGGGCGAGACCACTGAGAACCTGCTGGACTTCCTCATGTGGCTGGTCACCCAGCGCCACGGCGCGGGGGGCGAGCCCATGCCATTCCATGGTGTGCCCTACCTGCTGTACAGCGACCAGGGCGGCATGTTCAAAAGCGGCCCCGTGCGCAGCTTTTGCAGCGCCATGGGCATTGCCCAGCAATGGCATGCCCCCGGCAACAGCCGCGCCACGGGCAGCGCAGAGGTGGCGCAGAACATTTTTGAGCGTGGCTTTGAAAGCCGCCTGCGCTTCATCGACCGCGCCCGCCTGGACGTGCCGTATCTCAACGCCATGGCCGAGCAGTGGATGCACCACTTCAACGGCACCAAGAAGCACAGCCGCCACGGCATGACGCGCTACGCCGCCTGGAGCACCATCAGCACCGAGCACCTGCGCATTGCCCCCAGCATGGAAATCATGCGCAGCCTGCCCGCCAGCCTGGCCCAGCCGCGCCAGGTCAGCGGCAACATGACGGTGAGCTACGCCATGCGGGGCCAGGGCAGCCGTGAATACGACGTGCGCTACGTGCCCGGCATCAGCCCGCGCAGCAAGGTGCTGGTGTGCGTGAACCCCCTGGCCGCCCCCGCAGTGCGTGTGGGGGTGACCGACCAGGACACCGGGGAGATCGTCTGGCACGAAGTGCAGCCCACGCAAGAAGGCTTCATGGGCTACCAGGCCAGCGCCCCCGTGCTGGGCAAGGATGAATACCAGGCCATGCCCGCCACCCCGGCAGATGAGCGCCGCACGCGCATTGCCGCCCAGGCTTTTGCCAGCAACGGTGTGCCTGCCACGGCCACCCAGGCCCAGGCCGCAGCCAAGGCGGGCGCCACACCCTACCAGGATCAGTTCGACTCGTTTGCCGACGTCAAGGCCGGTGCTGCCAGCCTGCCCACCTACCTGCAGCGCCCTGGCACACCCCACCAGGCGCAAGCGCCCAGCGTGGAGCCCGAGCGCCTGTCGGTGGCCGCCGCGTGCCAGTACATGCGTCAGCAACTGGGCAACCTGTACGACCCCGGCACCTACACCTGGCTGGCGCAAAAGCACGGCGACGCGGGCGTGCCGCGCGACGTGGCCGATGGCCTGGTGGCAGCGCGCCGCCAGGCACTGGTGCCAGCGCCTGCACCCGCAGCGCTGCGCGTGGTGGCCGGTGGCGCATGAGCATGGCCCCCACAAAGAAGTTGGCCCCGGAGTGCTTGCAACACGCCGAGGCCGCCCCTGAAGTCCCAACCGTTGAAACCGAAACCCCCGAGGAGGTATCTATGTTAATCCCCAAACCCACCCTGACCCTGCAGGCGGTGGAGCAATTCAAGCTGCAACTGCGCAACCCCTTTGACGGCGAAGTCAGCAACGACGCCGACATGTTCCTCAGCGGCGAAATCGCCTACATCCACCAGGCCGCCTGGCAAGCCGCCATTGGCGGCAACATGGTGGCCGTGGTGGGCGAGAGCGGCGCGGGCAAAACCACCATGCTCGACGCCATGCGCGAGAAGATCGTGCGCGACCGCCTGCCCGTGGTGTGCATCCGGCCCAGCGTGGCGGCCATGGAAGACAGCGAGGGCAGGGGCGCACCGCTGCGCACCGCCGACCTGTACGTATCCATCGCCTACGCACTGGACAAAAAAGCCCGTGTGCCCCAAGGCGCCCAGCGGCGCAGCCAGTTTGTGCGCGAGCTGCTGGAGAAAAGCGCCGCCAACGGCAACCGCCACCTGCTCATCATTGAAGAGGCGCATGCCACCCCCGGCGTGACGCTCAACCAGCTCAAGCGCCTGAACGAAGAAATGCGCCTGGGCCGCCAGCCCATGCTGGGCGTGCTGCTGATGGGCCACCCCGAGCTGGAGAAAAAGCTCTGCCGCCACGACGTGCGCGAGAGCATGCAGCGCGCCAGCATTGTGCGGCTGGGGCCGCTGGACGCGCACCTGAACGCCTACCTGCAGCACCGCGCCAAGGCCGCAGCGCGTGCGCTCGACGAGTTCATCACCCCCGATGGCGTGGACGAGCTGCGCACCCGCCTGCTGGTGGATCGTGGCTCCAAAACGCCGCCCTTGTCCATGCTGTACCCACTGAATGTGAACAACTGGTTGACGGTGTGCTTGAACACCGCCGCAGCCCTGGGCGCCCCGCGCGTGGACCGCGACGTGGTGCGCGTGGCCAAGCCCGATGTGCAAATTCAAGAGGGCTGAGCCATGGCCATCTACCGCATCAAGATCACCATGGGCGACGGCAGCCGGGGCCGCTACACCGGCCTGTTTGCCGACGGCTTTGAAGCCGTGCTGCAAACGCTGGCCGATTTCCCCGAGGCGCGCAGCGTGGCCGCCATGTTCATCCGGAGGGCTGGCGCATGAACATCCACACCCCCCGCACTTGCGACGCGCTGGGCGTGTTCCAGGGCCGCCCCGGCCCAGGCTGCACCTGCACGCACGACACCGACACCCTGCCCAGCACCAGCAAAGCGCAGGGCAAGCCTGCTGCGGGCGGCTACTACTTTGCCCCCGGCGCCATCGAGCAGGGTCCGCGCCGCAAGGCCGTGCGCCTGGCGCCCTGGCAGCGCCTGGTGTTGCTGGCCATGGCCGTGCTGCTGGCATCCGGCCTGCTGGGCTTTGCCGCAGGCGTGTTGCACGCGAAAGGCTGGCCTCTGTGAGTGCAGACCTGTCATGCCCCGTGTGCGGTGCCGAGTTCGACTTGGCCGTGCTGTTCAAGAGCGAAGAAAGTCGCAGGACCTTCGACCGCCTGACCGCCAACTGCTCACCCTTGAAGGCCCGGCTGGCGCAATACGCCGCGCTGGCCAAGCCCCCCAAGCACAAGCTCGGTACAGACAAGGCCCTGCGCATCATCACAACGCTGCTGCCTGACATAGAGCGCGGCGCCATCACCCGCAATGGCCGCGACTGGCCCGCCCCGCTGAGCGCCTGGGCGCAGGCCATTGACCAAATGCTGGAGCGGCGCAACGCGGGCACGCTGGAGCTGCCCATGAAGGGCCACGGCTACCTGTACTCCATCCTTGCGGGCATGGCCGACAAGCACGAGGCCAGCGCAGAGCAGCAGCGCGAGCAGCAGTTGCGCACCGGCCCCCGTGCCGCCACCACCCACGGCCCGGCCAGCGTGGCCGCCCTGGTACAGCAGGCCCAGCCTGCCGCCGCTACCCGGCCCGCGCCTGCAGCGGCGCAGCCGGGCACATCCCCCACCGTGCGCGCCATGCGCGAGCACATCGCCAAAACGAAAGGCCAGCAATGAGCCGCAAACCAACCCTGTGCAAACAAAGCGCCGCCGTGGTGGCACACCTCAAACAACATGGCGCGGCCACGCTGGACGAGCTGCTGCCGCACTTTGCCGATGAAGGCCGCAGCAAGCTGCGCAAGCGCCTGTCCAACCTGGTGGACGGCAACTGGCTCGACATTGCCTGGGACGCCCGTGGCGCCATGCTCTGGCTTGTGGCGCCCCGTGCACGCACAGCCCTGCCCACGCTGCCCCCCAGCGCCCCCAGCGCCCCCAGCGCCCCCAGCGTCCCCAGCGCCCCGCCCGTACTGGTGCCGCCCCGGCGCATCAACGTGATGCAAGGCACCTACGTGCCCCCGCCCATGACGCCCGCCCGCCCTGGCGCGCTGGACTTCCAGCGCTACGCAAGCCGTGGCTTTCGTTGCTGACCGCACACACATTCACTCAAAGGAGCCTTCCCATGGCAACCCCAAGCACCATCCCCCCCGGCTACTGGCAAGACGCCAGCGGCAACCTCATCCCCGAGTCCAAGGTCAAAGACATCGACAAGCTGCGCCACCAGGTGGTGACCGACCTGTGCCACATGGCCAAGCAGCGCCGTGACGGCCTGGCCGAGTTCAAGGCCAAGGCCATGCAGGAAGTGGCGGCGCTGGTGGCCACCAGCATGGAGCAGTACGGCGTCAAGACCGGCGGCGAAAAGGGCAACGTCACCCTCACCAGCTTCGACGGCAAATACAAGCTGGTGCGCCAGATGCAAGACCGCCTGGTCTTTGGCGAGCAGCTCTTGGCCGCAAAGGCGCTCATCGACGAATGCGTGCAGGCCTGGAGCAAGGACGCAAACGACAACATCCGTGCGCTGGTGAACCACGCCTTCCAGACCGACAAGGAGGGCAAGATCAACACCGGCCGTGTGCTGGGCCTGCGTTCCTTGGATATTCAGGACGAAGCCTGGAAGCAAGCCATGCAGGCCATTGCCGACAGCACCAAGACGGCCAGCACCACGCCCTATGTGCGCTTCTACGAGCGCGACGAGGGTACGGGTGAGTACCGGGCCATCAGCTTGGATGTGGCGGCGGTATGAGCGTGGCACCTGACACCTACCCGAACCGGCTTCAGGTCAACCTGGCCGGATCCTGGAAGAACGTGATGACGTTCGGCCAAGGCGAAGAAGCCATGGAGCGCGTGAAGCAAGCCGCGCAGGCGCTGCACGAGGTATCGCCGGGTTCGGCCTGGCGCATCACCACCACGCACAACAACCCGCCGACGGTGCTGGCCCATTTGGGCAGAAACACCTACGGCGTCTGGATCAGCCGCCCGCACGGCTGACCCCACCTGGAGCAATTCATGTTCAAGAACCTCACCATCTACCGCATAAGCGGCCAGGTCGTCACGCTCAACCAGCTCGAAGCGGCCCTGCATAAGGCACTATTCGTTGAGTGCGGCGCCACACAGGAGAAGTCCATGGGCTGGGTGCCTCCACGCGGCGAAGCGCATGGCGCGCTGGTCGAGTCCATCGGCGGGCAGTGGATTGCCCGGCTGATGATCGAAACCAAGGCCGTGCCCGGTGATGCGCTGGCGCGCAAGGTCAAGGAGAAGGCCGAGCGCATCGAGCAGGAAACCGGCCGCAAGCCCGGCAAGAAGGAAACCCGCGATCTGAAGGAAGAAGCCCGGCTGGATCTGCTGCCCATGGCCTTCACCAAGCGAGCCACGACATGGGTATGGATCGACCCGCTGGCGCGGGCCCTGGTGATCGACACCAGCAGCCAGGCCCGCGCCGACGAGGTGGCGCGCAGCCTGGTGGAACAGGTGCCCGCCGGTTTCGCCCTGGCGCTACTGAACACCAAGACCGCGCCCCAGGCCGCCATGGCGCATTGGCTCAATGAGCAGGAGCCGCCCGAGGGCTTTACCGTGGACCGTGAGTGCGAGCTCAAGAGCCAGGGCGAGGACGAGTCCGTGGTGCGCTACGCCAACCATCCGCTGGACATTCAGGAGGTTCAGGACCACATCAAAGCCGGTCTGCAGCCCACGCGCCTGGCATTGACGTGGGATGGCCGCGTTTCCTTCACGCTCACGCAGCAGCTGCAAGTCAAGGGCGTCCGGTTTCTGGATTCGGTGTTCGAGAGCCAGCAGGCTGACGAGGGCGGGTTTGATGCCGACATGGCCATTGCCACTGGCGAGCTGGGCAAGTTGATTCCCGACCTGGTCAAGGCCCTGGACGGCGAGTTGGTGGCCGCATCCGTGGAAGGGGAGGATGCGTGATGGCAGCAAATGCCGCAGGAAACGATTTGCACAGGGGCACAAGGGCCGCAGTGACGCCTGGCAATACCAGCGCTTGCCTGCGGCCCAAAAACGCGCCTGAGGCCGTGTTTTCGGCGCCGCCCGATTTGCAGGCTTTTGTGCAGTCCAAGACCGTCACCGAGGTGGCGCGTGCGCTGGGCATGTCGCGCCGCACAGCCCACCGGCTGCGCGAAGGGTACTGGCCGCGTGACACGCGGGGCATCCTGGCGTATTGGGAGGCCTTCAAGGGCCGCAGCGCGCAGCAGCAAAGCGGCTGGTTTTTGCGCCGGGTGCATGCGGGCGGCACAGTGCGCCACGCCGGTCTGGAGTGGACAGCACCTGACCTGGAGATTCGCACCGGCCAAACGCTCGCCGTGGCCCGTGCCGTCGGGAACGCATTGCTGGCGCAAACGCTGGACCTGCCGTCCCAGCGCCTGGAACTGGTGCCGGTGCCTGGCGAGGGGGTTGTCTGATGCGCGCAGCCCTCGCCATCGAAACCACCGCCGCCGTATTCGGCATGCTGGGCGCGGCGCTGCTGGCCAGCGCCGTGCATCCGGGCCTGGGCTTCGCTGCGTTCCTGGTCAGCAATGTGGGCTGGCTGGCCTTCAGCGCCGGGCACGGCCACTGGCGCATGTTCGCGCAGCAGTGCGTGTTTCTGCTCACCAGCCTGGTGGGCCTGTGGAACTGGTGGCTTGCGCCCCTGTTTGCCTGAAAGGAATTTGCACCATGGCAAACCACACCGCCGCCATCCATGTGCTCAAGGGCAAGCTGCAGCTTTCGGACGACGACTACCGCGCGCTGCTTGTCCAGCTTACCGGCAAGAGCAGCAGCAAGGGCATGACGACCTCCGAGCAGCAGCACGTGCGCGCCCACATGCAGCGCCTGGCCGAACGCCTGGGCGTGGCCCAGCCCACTACGCACCGCCGCCCGCTGACGCGCGAGCAGTTCGACCAGGTCAAAAAGACTGCCAGCCCGCGCGAGCGCAAGGTGTGGGCGCTGTGGAATCAGTTGGCGCGCGATGGCGTGCTGCACAACCCCAGCCGCGCCGCGCTCAATGCCTTTGTGGAGCGCACGGTGCACGTGAGTGCGCTGCGCTTTTGCAACGGCGCCCAGCTCGACACCTTGATTGAGGCGCTCAAGGCCTGGCAGCAACGTGGAGGTGAGCATGGTTGAAATGTTCGAACGCATTGATTTGAGCCAGCTCACGCAAGAGCAGCTGGCCCCGCTGGAGGCGCTGATGCCGCCCGGTTGGCCTGACGTGTGGCGCAGCTTTGCCACCAGCTTCTACATCACGCTGCTGTCTTCACCCGGCGCGGGCTCCGCGCCCGCTGGCACACTGGCCCGTCAGGCGGTGGAGTTGGCGCTGGGACTGGCACAAGACGAGGGGGGCACCCAGCCGTACATACCCGTGGGCGTAGAGGTGATGAGCAGCGCCCGCGCTCGCCGCGTGATTGAGCTGCTGGAGCGGCGCCTGAGCTACAAGCAGGTCGCCGCCCTGACGCGCATTACTGTCAGCCGGGTGCGCAAAATCCAGCGCGCCTGGCGCCACGAGCAGGCCGCCGCCCGCCAGGGCCAACTGCCGTTGGGCTGAACGCAGCCGCCCCCTGGCCCCGCCTGCCTCGCGCGCGCGGGGCTTTTTTGTGCCCGAATCTGTGGCTTGCGCCATTGAGCGCGGAAGTCCTTGCCGCGCGACAGTCGCGGCATGCCTCAACGCACCGCCCCCCGTAAGACCCGCATCGCCATCTGCAGCGCTGGTGCCGCTGCCATGGCCATCGCCGCGTGCACCTTCGGTGTTCCCGTCAAGACTGAACTGGCGAGCGGCATGGTCATGCTGCAGGTCACCCCGGCAGGCAGCTTCAAGCCCAACGACGGCCGCGACCTCAAGCCGGGCGCCTGGCGCATCGACGCAGCCAGCGCGCAGCGCGTCATCGAGCGCTTCAAGGCACGGGGCAAGCCCCCAGTCATCGACTACGAGCACCAGACCCTCAAAAAGGAGCAGAACGGCCAGCCCGCCCCCGCAGCGGGCTGGATGCGCGATCTGCGCTGGATCGAAGGCCAGGGCCTGTACGCGGTTGCCGAGCTGACTTCCCGTGCCCGGGACTACATCAAGGCCGGCGAGTACCTCTACTTCTCCCCGGTGTTCGAGTACGACGAACGCGACGGCACGGTCCTGGCCGTCCACATGGGCGCACTCACCAACGATCCCGGCATCAGCGGCATGGAGCCGCTCTCCCTCGTCGCTGCCGCCTCGGCTGCGTTCCTTCCCCAAGCAACCACTCCCCAGGAGCCTTCCGTGAATCCCTTGCTCAAAGCCTTGCTGGCCGCATTTGGCCTGCCCGAGACCACCACCGAAACGCAGGCCATCGCTGCCTTGACGGCACTGGGCCCGCTGCAACCCCTGCAGGCCCGCGCCGCCGTGGCCACTGCCGCGTGCACAGCGCTGCAACTGCCCCAGGACGCCACGCCCGAGGCCGTCACTGCCGCCTGTACCAGTCTGCGCAGCGCCCAGCCTGGTGCGCCCGATCCGGCCAAGTGGGTGCCCATCGAATCGGTCACCGCCCTGCAGGGCCAGATCGCCGCACTCACAGCCCACCAGGTCCAGGCCGATGTGGAAGCACAGATCAAGCCCGCGCTTGCTGACGGGCGCCTGCTGCCCGCGCTGGAGACCTGGGCACGCGACCTGGGCAAGAAAGACATCGCTGCGCTCACCGCCTTCCTGACGGCCGCCAAGCCCATCCCTGCACTGGCTGGCACCCAGACGGGCGGCAAGGCGCCCACGCCCACCGCCACGGGCGACCAGCAGCTCAGCACCGACGAGCTGGCCGTTTGCTCTGCCATGGGCCTCACTCCCGAGGCGTACCGCAAGGCCCACACCGCCGTGGCCACCGGCGCCGCCTGATCGCAGGCATCCCTTCCACCCATCGGAGACCCAAGTCCCATGACCGCACTCACCCAAGACCGCAACACCCCGCGCCGTGACGGCAACCAGGTGGAGCCCCCCGTCGCCGCTGCCACCCGCATCTGGGGCGGCTCCCTGGTCTGCATCAACGCTGCGGGCTACGCCGTGCCAGGCGCCACCGCCACCACGCTCAAGGCCGTGGGCGTGTCTGAGCACCGGGCCGACAACACCGGCGGCGCTGCTGGCGCCATCCGCGTGCGCTGCCGCAAGGGGCCGCACCGCTTCGCCAACTCGGCTGCAGCCGATGCCATCGCGCTCACTGACGTGGGCAGCGACTGCTACATCGTGGACGACCAGACGGTCGCCAAGACCAACGGCACCAACACGCGCAGCGTGGCCGGCAAGGTGTTCGACGTGGATGCCGATGGCGTCTGGGTCGATTTCCGCTGATTCCAACTTGCAACGGAGTTTCAATCCATGAACGTCAATCAACAGAACCTCGCCATCCTGAACCAGGCGTTCAGCGCGGCCTTCGCGGGTGGCCTGGCCAGCGCCGCCCCTATGTGGAGCCAGATCGCGACGCTGGTGCCCAGCACCACGAGCGAGCAGAAATACGGCTGGCTGGGCAAGATCACCAAGTTCCGCGAATGGATCGGCGAGCGCCAGTACCAGAACCTGGTGCAGCACGACTACGCCATCAAGAACAAGACGTTCGAGAACACGGTGAGCGTCAGCCGCGACGAGATCGAAGACGACCACTACGGCGTCTACAAGCCCGTCATCGAGCAGCTCGGCCAGGACGCAGCGCTGCATCCCGACGAAATGGTCTTCAGCCTGCTCAATGCTGGCTTCACCACCCCCTGCTACGACGGCCAGTACTTCTTCGACACCGACCACCCGGTGGGTGCCCCTGGCAGCCAGGTCAGCGTGAGCAACTTCCAGGGTGGCAGCGGCACGGCCTGGTTCCTGATGGACACCACCAAGGTGCTCAAGCCCATCATTTACCAGAAGCGCCGCAACTACGCCTTCCAGGCCAAAACCAGCCTGACCGACGACAACGTCTTCAGTCGCAATGAGTTCGTCTGGGGCGCCGATGGCCGGGGCAATGTGGGCCTGGGCTTGTGGCAATTGGCCTATGCCAGCAAGCAGACGCTGGACGCGGCGAACTATGCAGCCGCCCGCGCGGCGCACCAGTCCATCGTCGGCGACAACGGCAAGCCGCTGGTGATCCGCAGCGCCGAGCTGTGGGTCCCCCCAAGCCTGGAGCAGAAGGCGCTGGAAGTGGTGCAGGCCGAGCGCCTGGCCAACGGTGCCAGCAACGTGATGCGCGGCCTTTCCAAGGTTGTCGTCTGCCCCTGGTTGGCAGCCTGATCGCCGCCACTCTGAATTCCCAAGGAGCACCATCCATGGCAACCAACGCCAAGAAGCACCCCGCCGCCAAGCCCACCGCTGGCGCCCCCGCCGCCGGCACCGTTCAGGTGCTGCAAGTCATCTCCAAGCGCGATGGCTTCCGCCGCGCCGGGCGCGAATGGCACGGCACCACCACCGTGCCGCTCGACGATCTGACCGAAGAGCAATACCGCCAGATCGAGGGCGAGCCCATGCTGGTCACCCTGCTGCTCGAAGTGCCCGCCGACCAGGTGAATGACCTGGCCGCAGCCGATGGCGGCGCGGGCAACGAAACCGGGACCTGACACCACCCCAGCGAGGGGCTTTGATCCGCGCGCGTCGTTCTCCAAGCGCGCAGGGAGCCCTGGGAGAACTCCACCGCCAACCTCAAGCCGGGGCTGGATAACGGGAAGGGTGTTGGTAGAGCCCCGGCAACCTTGATTCCACAACACCATGCCTTACATCACCACCGCCGAACTCGCCGAACGCCCAGGCTCCCGCGAAATCGCGCTGCTCGCCACCAGCGACGGCATGGCGACGGTGGACTACGCGCTCATGGACGCCACGCTGCGCGGCCAGGACCGCAGCACCTGGCCTGCTGGTGAAGTCGCCCAGGCCGATGCCGCCCTGCAGCGTGTACAGGACGCCATCGCAGAGGCCGACGCGCTGATCGACGGCTACCTGGCCACGCGCGGCTATGCGCTGCCGCTCCAGCTCTCGCCCACCAGCACCGGCAAGAGCATGCTGACCGTCTGGGCACGCGCCATTGCGCGCTATCTGCTCAACGGCAGCCGCATCACCGACGAAAGCAGGGACCCCGTGGCGCGCGACTACCGTGACGCCCTCAAGCGTCTGGCAGACATCGCTGCCGGCAAGCTGAGCCTGGGCGGCACCGACCCCCAGGCGCCGGCCAACGCCACCAGCACCGACGTGCGCTTTGACAGCGCTCCCGCCGTCTTCGGCCGCCACGAGCTGCGGCACTTCCGCTGATCGCGCCATGTTGTGGTTCCAAGAAGCACTGACCCGCCTGCGCGACCGCGTGACAGGCATGCGCGAGATCGAGGGCGTGAGCAGCCTGGCCGAGGCCATGAAAGGCGTTGGCGCCGTGCCCGCGCTCTACCTCGTTCCCCTGGCCGAGAAGGGCCAGGAAATGCCCCACACCGGCGACCTGGACCAGTTCATCGGCGTGATGTTCGGCGTCATCTTCGCCATGCCCTCAGGCCGCAGCGCCATGGGCCTGGACGCCGTGCTCGCCCTGGAGGCCAAGCGCCGCGAAGTGCGCGCCGCGCTGGTGGGCTGGGCTCCAGACCAAGAGACCGGCGAGCCCATCACCTTCGTGGGCGGCGAGCTGATCGACCTGCCTGCCACCGGCCACCTCTGGTGGGCCGACGACTTTCAGTTGACCACGTATTACAGGAGCAACCCGTGAGCAAAGCCAATGCCAAAGCAACCGACACCCCGGCCCAAGAAGCGGCCACGTCGACGGCCAGCGCCGCCGCAGACACCGGAGCCTCCACCGTGGTTCAGCCCGCCCAGGGCGCCTCGGCGCCCGATGCGCGCCACGGCCATGGCGGTCTCTACACCATGAAGGACGGCCGCCGCGTGCTGGTCGAACAAACCCAACCTGAAACCACCAAGGAGCGCAAATGAGCACCCCCAAGTTCATCAAGAAAATGGCCGTCCTGGTGGCCATTGAGACCATCGTGGGCACCATTGTGGTGCCCGTGGCAGCCGACGCCATCGAGGTGTCTGACGTCACCCTCACCCCCATCGAGGGCGACGAGGTGGACCAGGGCGTGATCAAGCCGTACTTCGGCGCGTCGGAGACGACCATGGTCACCCTGTACCGCAAGATCGCCTTCAGCGTCGGTTTTGCAGGCGTGGCCGCCGCTGGCGACCTGCCGGGCTGGAGCACTCTCTTGCGGGCCTGCGCTGCCAGCGTGACCAACACCCCGGCCACCAGTACCGTCTTCGCGCCGGTCACCGATGGCATCGAGAGCGTCACCATCTACGCCGTGGTGGACAAGCTGCTCTACAAGATGGCGGGCGCCCGCGCCAACGCCAAAGCCGTGGTGGATGCCAAGCAGATCCCGAAGTGGCAGTTCGAGTTCACCGGCGCGTTCTTCCCGGTGGAAGACGTGGGCGCCATGCCAGCGGTCAGCTACGTGAAGTTCGTGCGCCCGCTGGGCGTGAACAAGCTCAACACCACGCTGAGCCTGGACGGCTTCAACGCAGCCGCCAGCAGCTTCCAGTTCGACTTTGGCAACCAGGTGGTCAAGCAGGATTTGATGAACGTGGACACGACCGAGATTACCGGCCGCACGTCCACGGGTAGCGTCACCTTCCGCAACACCAGTGTGGCCACCAAGAACTGGGTCGAGATGGCCCGCGTGAGCGCCAAGGTGCCGCTTGTTCTTAAGCACGGCCAGGCCGCCACCAACACCGTCTCCATCGCAGCGCCGCTGGCCCAGATCGGCAAGCCCACCTTTGGCGAGCAGGACGGCATCCAGATGATCACCGTGCCCCTGCGCTTCATCCCCAGCGACGCGGGCAATGACGAGTGGTCCATCACCGTCTGACGCCGCCAGCCATCGCCTCGGCCTTTTCACCCACAGCAACACCATTTCTTTAAAGGATCACCCTCATGTCCGTCGTTCTCGCATCCGTCGCCTTCTGGGCCGGCGCCCAGCTCATCCTGGTGGGTGACCTCGGCAAGCCCGAAATCGTGGACTTCAAAGCCCGCTTCAAGCGCCTCAAAACCAGCGAGCGCAAGCAGCTCGAATCCGACCTGGCTGACAAAAAGATCACCGACAAGGAATTCCTGGACCGCCTGCTGGTGGACTGGGACCTCAAAGACAAGTCGGGCAACGCGGTCATCTATTCCGAGAAGCAACGCGAGGAACTGGTGGAGGACTGGGATGGCTTCGAAGCCGCCCTGGTGCAGGCGTACTTTGACAACGGCCGCAAGGCGCGGGAGGCGGCGGAAGTCGCAAAAAACTCCGAGCTGCCGTCCGCCACCACTACCTGAGCGCGGGGGGCAGCGAGGCCAACACCGAGGAGGAAGACGCCGACTTGCGCGCCCAGTGGCAGCAGCTCGGCGCTGATCCCGACCAGGCCATGCAGGCGGCCCAGGTGGCCCGAACCGAAGAAGCCGAGCAGGCCGGGGATTTTGAGCTGCCGCCCGAGCAATGGCGGGCGTGGGAGGTGTTCACCGCCTGCGAGCGCAACTGGCGCGTACTCATCGGCATTGGCCTGGTGCACTACGACGGCATCGACAACACGGCCATGCAGTCGGCCATGCACATGCTGGGGGTGAAGCCAAAGCACCAGCGCAACGTGTTCTGGATGGTCCGCGTGCTCGAAGACGAGGCGCGCAAGTTTCTCAACCAACGGTAAGCGGCAAAGGAAGGAAAGCGGCGCATGTCCAATGAATTCAAGGTGGGTGTCAAACTGCATGTGGACTCCACGCAGTACACCGCTGAATTCACCAGGGCGGGGCAGACGGCGCAGGCATTCGCGGCCCAGGTCTCGGGCAGCGCCTCCAGCGCGGCCACGGGCATCCAGTCCATCACGGGCAAGCTCGACGGCCTGGGCCAAGCCGCCACCAATGGCAACACGGCCGCCGCCGCCATCGACAAGATCACCCAGTCGGGCCGCCAGGCGGCTGGCGTGCTGGGTGCCATTCCGCAGCCCCTGACGGGCGCTGCCGCCCACTTCCAGGCTGCGCAGACGGGCCTGGCCGGTGTGGCCCGGCAAGGCGATGCGGTCAAGACCGCCCTGAGCGGCGGTGCGCCTGCCGCCCAGGCCCTGGGCGCCGCTGCGGCCAGCGCAGGCCAGCAGGC